ATTTCGTTTTCCATTTTAGGCGTTTAGTACAATGATTAATCTAATGACCATGAGGATAAAAATAACATAATAAGTCCACATGATCCACATGCCAATCTTATTGTGACGAGATCCTCTTTGATATGGATGTGCGCCAGGTGGGGAACTATCCCATCCCTTTTGCATATACTCGTCTGTATGTATCTTTCTTTTAGGATCTCTTTTAGGACGATCCCAAGGTCTATCATCTGACAAATTAAGCCACCTCTTCATTTTTCATTCTTTCCAAATAGGAAGTCTTCACCATCTCAGATGGTTCTGTCACGGCAACAACCCATGTAGGGTCTATAGAAATTCTCTTGTCGGCCGACAAAGGCATCCAAGGATAATACTGAACACTATACTCAGTCTGTGGTGTGTCACCTTCAGTGAGCATTTGAGGTGACTCAATTAACTTACAACAATATGCATTGGTAAGTACCATGAATAACACCTTCTGATCCTCATCAACAAGTTCTTGCACATCGGCAATAACTTCTTCATTCGATTTTAAAAGAACTAGTTTGACAGTCATTTTGATGCAATTACTTTTTCGTACAACTGAGCAATGGGACTGGTTTCCCAATAATAATCACCGTTAGGATCAACATAATCATAAAGATCCTCTTGTAATTTTCCATACTCACATAAATCTTTGAGTAGATCAGCAAGTAAAATCCACTCACCACTATCAAGTGAGAGTGTTGAGAAGTTAGAAATCGTCATTTTCGTATTATATAGAAGGATTGATGGGCAGAGTTGGATTTGAACCAACGTAGGCAGAGCCATCGGATTTACAGTCCGACTCCTTTAACCACTCGGACATCTGCCCGACGGGATAGAAGGGACTTGAACCCTCGACCTCCTGCGTGACAGGCAGGCGTTCTAACCAACTGAACTACTACCCCATACTGCTCTTGCTGGGCTCGAACCAGCGACCAGAGAGTTAACAGCTCCCCGCTCTACCAACTGAGCTAAAGAGCATTGAATTGGAGCGGATGCTCAGAATCGAACTGAGAACTGGAGGTTGGAAACCTCTGATTTTACCACTAAACTACACCCGCATGGTGTGGGAGGTTGGATTCCTGTATTACCAACAAGAGGAGGGCATTACTACAGTTAGTAAGATCACCTCTGTCTAAGACCCGACTGGTAAGTCGATTCTACCGTTACCGATAGCAGCACCACCTGTGTCTCATCACCTTAACCAGCTATATGCCAGAAAGTTTATTCAGTCACTCCCGTGTCGGGCGATCAACCCAACAAATATATTATGACACATCTTTCACCATTTGACAACCCCTGCATAAGAAATGTTTCCAGCAATCATACACCGTCCAGCAACATCAGAATCAGGAACCTCATGGGACATGTGACCAGGCCATAAAATAAGTCTCCCCTCGGTTACTTGTATCTCCTGTCCTTCTACAATCAAAGGAGAACTACCTTCTGGTGTATCCAAATAATATCCAAAAGTCAAAGCGTATGGCCAATGATTATGAAGTACAGTACCTCCACCCTCATCATACATCATACCCCAGTAGTCTGCTAATTTAAATCTCTTTGATTCTTCTGGACTCTCATTATATGCTGAGTTAGTCCAAGTAGAAAACTCATTAGCTGCCTCTACCATCAATGACTCTATCCAATCAATAAGAATATCATGAGCTTTCAAATCCCTTTCATTACCTGAATAGAACTTTGTCCTACGAGCTCCACCCTCATACTCACCAGTCCTATCCTTCGTTTGGATCCTTGCATTAGTATCGACCCAATTCATAAGTATCTCACCAATCTGTTGATGATAAGGGCAATCATATATTTGTGGGTCAAAGGCTGCACTTAATCCAGGCAACTTTTTATAACTAAGTTGATGATTTCTTATGTCCATCTACATTGCATCCAAGAGTGGGTTCCGTATTCTATTCTTTGTAATGTTATAATATTCTTCCTCATACTCCATACCAATAAATCTCCTCCCTGTATTTACACAGGCAACACCAGTAGATCCTGATCCCATACAATTATCAAGTACAACCTCACCTTCATTAGAATAAGTCTTAACCAACCACTCCATTAAAGGTACAGGTTTCTGTGTGGGATGTACTTGTTGTTGAGCAGAGAAGTCCCTAGAGATATTAAGAATAGATTTTGGATAACGTGTTCCTTTATTCTCAAATTCTTTACGAGGTTTCAACCCATAACCATGATCATTCTTCTTACCAACATAACCTTCAGGATTCTTACTCTTACGTTTGAACGGTTCCCCTTTAGTCATCTGAGGATTGTATGTACCACCTGCGTTCTTATAAAAGATTAAGATATTCTCATGAACTTTCATTGGTCTTTTCTTTGCCAAGCCAGGACTTCCACACTTATTCTTATTCCAGATTAACTCATATCGGAACCATTCTATCTTTGAACATATAAGTTGTGATGAAAAAGGTTGAGAACCAAACAAACACATCACACCTTTAGGTTTAATGATACGACCATACTGTTCCCACATCTTATTGAAGTCTAGAACTGAGTCCCATTTGATGGAAGTACAACCATAAGGAGGATCACAACAAATGAAATCAATAGACTCATCTGGAATGTCCTTCATTAGTTCCAGACAGTCGCCTTTATAGATCTTCATATCCATTATGCACTCCAATCTTTTTAGATACTGATTCCTTATATGCTCCTATCAAGAAATCATATGATTCAGTCCAAGTCCTTTTAAGAGGAACTACATTATCTTTCCATTTAATTTGGAAAGGAAGATTATTCCCATTCGATGTTAATGTGTTTAATGACTTAAGTGATGTTAAATAAACCTCATTAGTTACCTTATTAAGTACAATGATATGATAATCTCTCGGATTCAATTGTGAAGAATTTAATTTTAATGTTTCTTGAAACTTAGCCCACGGTACAATATTACAATCCTCCTCTGGAAGATCAGTTAGTGCATATAATATCCCTGCTTTTGAAGACCAGTTATCAGCCCCCTTAAAACCAGAAGATTTAAACTGAACTGGATATCCATATATCTTATAATCCCACCAATAACGATCTTCACCATCAATTATATTCTCCTCTCCATATTTCTTCTGAAGGATTCTAACTACTGCACCTTCATCAAAAATACTATTGATCCTACCGTCAGTATGAGCTTCACTAATCTCTATATCAACTGAGTTTAAATACTCGACCACCTCGGAAAGGATGGATGGAAACATAATCAAGGACTCCTCAAATACAACCGTAGTATAAACGATATTCTATGTTATGTCAATGGGTTTCCAGATTATTGTACCACTTCCATTATCGGCACATGATAAAGTTGTGGCTCTATCTCCACCATAAAAATGAGTTAATGATACATTTCCTGCAACAATTAATCTATTCACGTTTGATTCCTTTACCTTATCAACACCATGCATTGCCCATGAAGGCCATGCAAAGAGATCCCCTTCCTTCTGATTGTCTGGATAGATTTTATTATTATCATTATCCAAAAAATAGAAACACTTATCCTGTGAGGCATTAATGATATGAACGAATGATAGTATTTCATTCCCACCAAAATGAGAATGGGCATTATGGGTATCAGTTTCTGAATTGTACATCTGAACCCAAATATTATAAGTGTATGTAGATCTACTATACATACCCACATTTATCATTATCTGTTTGATTACATCATCATAATAACCTAGCAACAGATCAGAGAACTTATCACCCTCACTACCAATGAATGAAGTATAGAATTTTGTTTTATCAATATGGTTCTCTTCTATTCTCTCAAAGATACTAGCTTTAAGAAACTTTGGAATCTTTTCGTTATGACTCCATATAAGCATAAAAATAAGGGGATCCTAAGACCCCCTTATCCTATCATACTGACCTCTATTCTGCAACTCTAGAGGTAGTCTTTACGGGCATGATGTTCAGGTACAACCTTACCGAGATCTACTGATAGAAGCCCATCCTCGAAGGTAACCTTCCTGACTTCCGTGTCATCCGATAAAGTCCATGCTCTTGTAAAGTTCCTTTGAGCAACACCTCTATGGACATATTCGGATTCAGTCTTGTCTTCTTTTTTACCATCTACGATTAGTTTTCCGTATTCGGTATAGACATTGACTTCCTCCTTTTTAAATCCAGCGAGGGCGATCTCTAGTCTTGATTCTACGTTGTTGATATTAACGATGTTATATGGTGGATAATTTTGTTGTTGTCCTGTAAAGAACTGTTCAAAATAATCATCCATCCCAATACTGTTACGTGTGATCTTCTCAAATAGTTCTGGAAGATCTGCTGCATTATAGCGCATGAGATTTGTCATGATAGTAGCTCCTTTAAAAGCGAGTTTGTGTTTTGTGATCCCTTACGGCGATCAATACTATTTAAACACAAACCATAAAAAAAGGGGGTCGTATAAACCCCCAGTCTCTATACGGGTTGTTCGACTTTCCCGTCACTATCAACTTTCTTCTTCTTACCAATATTATACTTGGTCTCAAGAGTCCAGTCACCCTTATCCTTATAGGAAAGAACCTTAATCTGATTAAGTGGAGCGACATCAGATATAGATTCTGGTTTAAGAATCTTGATCAATCCCCAATCGGATAGTAAGTTAATAATTCTATTTCTTCTTTGTATATCATTCAAAGTTAAGTTTGCGTGCTTACCGTCTAGAGCAAACAGTTCCTTAAAATGTACAATAAAATATCTTCCTTGCTTATGCAAGATATGACATGATTGATATATCTTCTTTTCTTTACGGGATGCTACCCCAATTCTTGTGAGAGTCTCACGGACTTTCAAAAAGTCATCTGGCTCATTCAGTGTGACTTCAATCATCTGATCAGCCGACCAGTTCACTTCTGGCTCTGCAAATCCAGTCATTTTATACCTCCAATGTCAAGTCTCTTTTTAATGTAATCCAAGTGTGATTTATCTAAGATTTTCAAGGCTTGCATTGCTTTTTCATTACTATAGCCATAGTATGATTTGACAACATCAAGGTCTTTGATCTTATCCTTTCGGAGCCAAGGCGAAAAACGCTTCTTTTTCCTAAGCGTATTTAGATAAAACGAATATTGCATGTCCTTATCCAAGTGATGATGGAGGTTCATCTCATTGGCGAACATAATACAATCAATATGTGCAGACAGACACTTGTTTATAATGAAGGCTGGATACTTCTTACAAGCTTCTGGATCCTCTTCCGAGAGATCCTCTTTAGTCAAGTTTATCGAGTTGAGATAATCTTTTAGATCTGGCATTTTTACGATTGTATTGGATGTTTCCTAACTGTCTTTCTAGTTCGTATTCTATCGTAACTAGATTAGATTTCAAATAAGTTTCCCACTCATTGTCTTTAATAAGATCATGAAGGTGAGCAATGTGTTCTAATGCAAATGTGATTTTTGTTTGATCGTTCATTCTCATAATGTTACTAGTATAGTCATTGCCAGTTATAATGATAGAAATTTCCTTCGGGATGAAACATAGGATCCTCATCTACGATACGATTATGTAACATAGACTGTCCTTTAAAGTCTGTCCTGCCATCT